GGGCGCGGTAGTGCAGCTCGAGCACACGCCGGTAGGACGGCGTGCGCAGACGGCGCATGCGTGCGACGTCCACGCCTGCGCGCGCAATTTGGCCCCGCAAGTCCGACGCGTCCCTGGCCAGCGCCTCGTACACATCAGGCAGGTGCGCCGTCAAGAGCATGTGCCCGATGGTGCGGTCAAGCAAGTCGATCGGGGCCAGCCGGGCCAGCACTGCAGTCTGCCTCGTCAGGATCGACGAGCGATCGTGCACCACAGCCCACCGCGGCGCCTCGATACCCGCCAGCGCCCAGTCAGCCGCGTACAAGGCGGGGTCGCGCATCGTTTTCTTGCACATCTCGAGACCCTCGAGCGTGGGGCGCTCGGTGCCGAACCGGAACGTCTGCCCCGACACTTTGGAGATGGCGCCCGCCAGCGCGGGCCAGGAGAGGCGCTCTCGTGGGATGGACGTGTGGATGGTCCCGTCATCGGACATATTGATTATCTCCACGTCTCTCCGCTCGAGCTCCTCGGCAGTGATGCCGAGCTCGAGGAGGCCGGCTACGAGCGTCAGCCACACCGCCATAGAGTTATCCAGGGATACGGAGTCCTGGCCAGTGGAGCTGCCAGAGTTCTTGTGGTACCACCGCCCCGAGACGTAGGAAAAGATAGCCCCGTACTGCAGGCTCTCGTAGTTGCGCCGGGTGTACTCTTGCAACGCTGCGAAGTCAGGGCGGTACGAGAAGGTGCTCGAGCGCAGGTCCGCCACGGTGCGCAGCACCGCAGGCCCGAAGTAGCCGTCGGCGCTGACGCCGTCGACGTCGACGTGCCGCGAGTGGCGCGCCACGGACGCGTAAGCGACGTTGTACCCTGCGCCAGTCATCGGCATGCCTATCTTCCAGGGCATGAGCGCCCACTGCGTCGTCGTGCGCTTGTTGAGTGCCGTGGTGATCACCTTCCGACGGAAGTACTCCCTGAACAGCTGCGGCGTCACGGAGCGCATCTTGGCCGGGTTGTCGAGGACGCTCTCCCGTAGCACGGCGGATTTCGGGAAGAGCCCCGATAGCATGTGGTCCACAGGTACGAGACCACGCACGCAGTCGCGTGTGTCAGCCTCAATGGCCTTGAAGATGCCGCCGATGGCGAGATCACGCCGTGTGCGCACGGCGGCTCCTCGCCTCCCACGCTCGAGCCATTGTGGCCACTCGTAGTCGGGGTTCATGGCCGCTCCCTCGAACATGACGCCGGCCCCGTACTTCATGACGAGGCTTGCGGTGATCGTCCGGGGAGAGGTGACGTGAGTAGAATCGAAGAAGTGCGGGTACATGCGCTGCAGTGTGCGCGCCGCGGCACCGAACAAGGCGTGGGCTTCATCGGCCTCACGTACTGCCAGATCGTAGCGGGCGATCGAAGCG